AGCTGTGGCGATGTATCGGAAATAATGTTTGTTCCTCCGTCAGCGCCCGCTGGACCTTGGATTCCTTGCGGACCCTGAGCACCCGTAGCACCAGTAGGGCCTGTGGCGCCCGTAGCACCAGTAGGGCCTGCGGGGCCAGTTGCGCCCGTGGCACCTGTAGCCCCCGTGGCACCAGTATCACCCTTGTCCCCCTTAATACCTTTCTCTGTAACTGTGACAGAACTAGAAGCTGGAGCTGTAACTGTTACCGAAGTGCTACCCGATGCTGCTGTAACTGTTATAGCCATATTACCTAGAGATATCTTCGTTTACAGTAAATAAACCTCTAAGAATAGTTGTGACGACATCGCCTACTTTTTGCTGAATGTCGTACTCAAAAGAGCCGACTGGCAAGTTAGACATAGTGTCAGCAGATGCCGTTACATTTACGGTTCCGCTATCAGTAATGTCTTTAAACTCAAAACCGTTACTCAATTTACTTTGTTGATCTGACGTTAATTGTTTTGCATCTGATTTAGAAGGAGAAAGCAAGCTAGATGCAACAACTTCTCTTTTGGATGCGGCAGACCTAGTTCTTTGAGGAATAGTCTTTACATCCATCAAAAACTCATAGCCAGATGTAGCTAAAGTTATAGCGGTACCGCTTGAATCCTTAAGGGTAAGGGTCAAAGAAAACGTATCACCTCTTCTACAAGTGATGTCTAATCTTTCTGCTACATCTAAATTTACGCTACTAGCCATATCAACCTAATAATGAGTTTACAATGTTGTCCGCGCTGTCAGCTGCCTCTGGCAACTCACCCCGTGTACCCTGTCTTTGAGAAATTAATTTACTCTGCTCAGCAGATTGTTTTTTAACCCTTTCATCTTTTCTGTCCTCTTTAAGAACTTCGAGCTTTTCCTTAAACTCTTGTTCATCAGTTTTAAAACCAAGCGTTGCCTGAGCCTTAATTAACTCAATCTCTTTTCTAAACTGATGTTTAACTTGCTCAAGTTGCCCTTCAAGCTGAGTTTTTAATTGAAGCTTCTGCGCTTCAATTTG